TTTCCAAAACAAACACAGCTAACAAAAGATAGTGAGACAGGTCAACTAAGACCAGGACAATTTATTAATTTACCATACTTCGGGGAGGAGCGAAAAGCTTTAAACGTTGACGGCACAACGTTTACTTTAGAAGAATTTATGAAGGTGATCAGCGCAAACCTGGTTACAAAAGAAAGACTGAAAGGAATTACAGAAGAGATCGAACACAAAAGTATGGAGGGTGTGGATGAAGAGTTTACAGAAGGTCCACCATGTTTAGCAGCAATATCTAAATTATCTAAGAATGAAAACTTTGATGGCAAAGATAGATTTATGTACAACTATCATGTTATGGTTAAGATGAAATATCCAGACAATTGGCAACAAAAAGTTATGAATGCACCAGTAAAATATTTTGCTGGCGTACATGCAAATGCGTGGGATCAAAAATTTTTAAATGCAAAAGTAAAATCTTGGAATAGAAGTTCCAAAGGATATACCTGCACACAGAGTCCACTAAGTGAGAATTGTAAGAAAGGTATATGTGTTAAGAAAAAGTTTGGAGTATTAGCAGGATCAAAAGGATCTTATCCTGTGTTAACAAACCTAAAAAAGATAGACCTAGATCCAGAACCTGAGTATGAGTTTGATGTGACAAAACCAGACGGTATTGGTACAGCAACAGTGCATTGTAAAAATGTAGAACATTTAAATGACCAGCGTAAGAGACGTAATTCAATATCAAAAGCTGCAGGATTCTTACCACCACTAATCAAGAACGATGAAGAACAAGCTGTAATGGATGCTTTGTATCAGACACAAAAAGTTGTACAGCCACCGGTTGGTACGTCACCAAAAGAAAAACTACACGACGTTATACATGCAAAAATAAATGGACCAAAAGCAACAAGCGATGCTGCATTTAAAACAGGATCTGTATTAATAGAAGGTGAGTATGCATTCTTTAAATTTGATAAATTTTATGACAAACTAAAAGCAAAGAATTGGAAATATAGTGAGGACAAAACAGGACGTATGATGCAGGTATTGTATCAAGAATGTGAAATAGAATTTTTAGAACAAAAAAGATTTCCATCAAAAGAAGCTGGTAAATATCATTCATCAACAAAAAATATTATACAAATAAATATAAAATCTTTTGAAGAGGTGCCTATACACCACACAAAAACAAAACATAAGACGGACATACTATGATTAGTAGAAAATTATTCGGGCCTCCAGGCACAGGGAAAACAACAAAGCTATTAAAATATGTTAAAACATTTTTAAAACTGGGCACTCCTATAGATAAAATAGGATACTTTGCATTTACAACCAAAGCTGCAAACGAAGCTATTGATAGAATGTTAGATTATCATACGGCTTTTGAAAGAAAAGATCTTAAACATTTTAGAACATTACATTCTCTCGCTTTTAATCAACTCGGTATGAAAAAAGCACAGGTTATGCAGGACGAACACTACGAAGATATAGGTAAAAAATTAGGTATAGAAGTTACAGTTTATTCTAATGGTGAAGAATCTACAGGATTCATAAATTCTGATAGTGAGTATTTTAATTTAATTAATGCAGCTAGAATAAAAAATATTACGATTGAAGAAGAGTATAATACTGACATGTATTCACAAGATATGGATAAGAGATTATTAAAAATAATTTGTGATGAGGTAGAAAATTACAAAAATGCTTTTCAATTGGTAGATTTTACAGACATGATAGAAAAATTTATTGTGTCTAAATTGTGTCCAAAATTTGACGTAGCTTTTATTGATGAGGCACAAGATTTATCACCAATACAGTGGAAAATGTTCAATATTATCAAGGAAAATAGCAAATATGTTATACTAGCTGGCGATGATGATCAAGCAATTTATGGCTGGGCAGGCGCAGATGTAAAAAAATTTCAGCAAGAAATTTCAAAAAAAGACATAATTTTGCCACAATCTTACCGGGTGCCACAAGAAGTACAAAACATAGCAGATAAAATATTAAATTTAATTCCAGACGATAGAAGAATTAAAAAAAATTGGAAAGCTAGAGAAGAAAAAGGCACAGTAAATTATGTTTATAGTTTGGAAGATGTTCCAATTGATGAAGGCAATTGGTTGGTGTTAGCTAGATACAACGATAAATTAAATAGACTTAAACCTTTTTTAAAAGAACGTGGTATTTATTTTGAGTACAAGGATAGAAAGAGTTACAAAGTTACCTTGTTTAGAACCATTCTAAACTACATACGATGGCAAAAAGGTGATGAGTTATCTTTGTCTGAAGTTAAAGATGTATTTGAATATACTAGCACTGATGAAGAATTAACTGAAGAAAGAATGTATAATCTTGAAGAGTTTGGTTTTGATAAAAACATACCCTGGTATGATGAGTTTACCTCTGATTATGAAGAGTGTTTATACATTAGAGAAATGTTAAGTAACGGAGAAGAATTAAGAAAGAACCCAAGAGTAAAATTATCTACAATACATTCTGCAAAAGGTGGTGAGGCAGATAATATATTATTAATATTAGACAATACAAAAACAATACGAGATGCAGTTGAAAAAAGTTCTGACAAACAAGATGAAGAACACAGAGTTTGGTACGTGGGTGTAACAAGAACAAAACAAAACTTATACATCATGGCGGCAAAAAAGGAGGATCAAGGTTATGACATCGAAAGTTTGGGATAAACAACACGGAGGATCACATTATCAAAAGTATAAGATACAACCAAGTAAGTTTGTAGTTGAGAATGAATTGCTATATCCTGAGGGTTGTGCTATAAAATATATAATTAGACATCGTGATAAGGGAAAGAAGCAAGATATATTGAAAGCAATACACTTTTTAGAGATGATTATTGAAAGGGACTACAATGAAAATTCCTAAGTTTGAGGCACAAACAGAGTGGGTTAAACCTACAGAGTTTCCGGACTTGCGTCAAGTAGAAGAGATAGCAATAGACTTAGAAACAAAAGATCCAGACTTATTAAAGAAAGGATCTGGCTCTGTTATTGGTAATGGTGAAGTTATTGGTATAGCTGTTGCAACAAAACATTTCAAAGGATACTTTCCTATTGCACACGAAGGTGGTGGTAATATGGAAAAGGCAAGAGTATTATCTTGGTTAAAAGATATACTTGAATCACAATCAACAAAAATTTTTCACAATGCAATCTATGACGTATGTTGGTTGCGATCAATGGGATTTAAAATAAATGGTGACATAGCCTGTACGATGATTGCATCTGCATTGACTGATGAAAATAGATTTAGATACGACCTTAATAGTTTATCCTGGCATTATTTAGGTTATGGTAAAAACGAAGCTGCACTTGCAGAAGCTGCAGAAGAATGGGGTATCGATCCCAAATCAGAAATGTACAAACTACCTGCAATGCATGTTGGTGCGTACGCTGAACGTGATGCTGAAGTTACATTAGGACTTTGGCAAGAAATGAAAAAAGAAATTATTAACCAGGACCTGGAAGATATATTTGATCTTGAATCTGATCTATTTCATTGTCTGGTTGACATGAGATTCAAAGGTGTACGTGTAGACATAGAACGAGCTCACGCAATGAAAAAAGATTTAGTTACACAGGAAAAAGAATTACTGCACAAGATAAAAGGTGAAACAAATATTGATACACAGATCTGGGCAGCTAGATCTATTGCAAACGTGTTTGATATGTTGAGACTAGAATATCCAACAACAGATAAAACAGGAGCACCATCTTTTACTAAAAATTTTTTACAAGAACATAAACACCCTGTTGTTAAAATGATTGCACAAGCAAGAGAGATTAACAAAGCACACACAACTTTTATAGATTCTATTCTTAGGTATGAACACAAAGGTAGAATACATGCTGAGATAAACCAACTTAGATCACAAACCGGGGGCACAGTTACCGGTAGATTCTCTTATCAGAATCCAAACCTACAACAAATACCAGCTAGAAACAAAGATCTAGGACCTAAGATAAGGTCATTATTTATACCCGAGGAGGGCCATAGATGGGGTGTATTTGACTATTCTCAACAAGAACCTAGGTTGGTAGTGCATTATGCATCTTTGTACAAATTACCCTCTGTATACGATGTTGTTGATGCATACAGCAATGACTCTAGCGCAGACTTTCACCAGACTGTTGCAGATATGGCTGACATACCTAGAACACAGGCTAAGACGATCAATTTGGGTCTTTTTTATGGTATGGGTAAAGCAAAATTACAGGCAGAGCTAGGTGTAACAAAAGACAAAGCTGCAGATTTATTTAATACATATCACTCACGTGTACCATTTGTAAAACAACTTATGGAAAAAGCATCAAACAGAGCACAGGATCGTGGACAGATACGTACTCTGCTGGGTAGACTATGCAGGTTTCATCTGTGGGAACCGAATCAGTTTGGTATGCACAAAGCATTGCCACATGAAGAAGCACTCAGGGAACATGGACCGGGGATCAGGAGAGCTTATACATACAAAGCATTAAATAAATTAATACAAGGATCAGCTGCTGACATGACAAAGAAAGCAATGTTAGAACTTTATAAAGAAGGTATCATACCGCATATACAGATACACGATGAATTAGATATATCTGTTGAAGACGAATCACATGCAAAAAAAATAATTGAAGTGATGGAAAATGCTGTTACACTAGAAGTCCCAAATAAAGTTGACTATGAGCACGGGGACAACTGGGGTGAAATACATGGATAACTATGGCTTACTTAAATGCAAACATACCAGTAACCTATGCCCAGATAAGGAGAGAATATTTATATGATCTTAAAACTCATCATGGCGAAGTTGAAGATTGTATTATCTTCGGGATTACTGCGATCACTGGCCGTCCGATTTTGTTCCACGCAATTATGGAAAATGGTGCAGTCTTCTACCGCTTACCGATCTCTGCTTTCATACAAAGAGGCTTTGAGCCGAAAGAAGTTCCTCAACGTAGGTTGGACGAGTTGGAGTTATGGAATTGTTTTAGCTATTATCCTGCTGTTACTAGTTGGGACATCCTAGACGGACAAGCCGGTAAATACATAGGTAAAGATAAAAAATGGCATAGTGGTAAATACTTATTTACCGTTGACTTTGCACATCCAGAGAGTAATATAGTTGACACTGACCATTCAGAGATACCGCACGAACACAAGTGCGCACACATAATAGCCTTAGATGATGGTAATTATGCAGCACAACCTAACAATAGAATCATATGGGACATACCTTCATTTACTGTGAAGGACAACATCCCAGATTGGAAAGTGCAAACATCTGAGTGGAATGTTGAAGATAGTAGAGCTTGGCGTACAGAAGATACAGATAAGTTCTTCTATGAAATAGAGGAAAAAAAATAATGGCTAGAGCTTATTGCCTAACGTGTGATCATAGATGTCATTGTGTTGGATCTGGGTATTACCCACAAACAACAGAGTGTGGTTGTGGTTGTTTTACATGTACATGCACAGGTTTACCATTAAATTTAGAGGAGCGTACAGTTATGAAAAAAATTGTAAAATGGATTTGGAATATCATTTGCTGGCCTTGGAAAAAGTTAGTAGAATGGTTATGGACAAGATAATTTATGAGTAAAAAAGAACCACTTAGTATATCAGAATCGGCAGCCGTCCAGATGCCTATGAAGACGGTTGCCAGTCTGATCGTAATCGTGGCACTCGGCACCATGGGCTATTTCCAAATAGTAGAACGTCTAAACATAGCAGACACTAAAATTAAGATTATGGAAAAAGATCTGGAAGAGAATACAGAGTTTAGAATAAAATGGCCACGTGGAGAAATGGGGTCACTTCCCGCAGATTCTGAACAATTCATGATGATTGAGGACTTGTACAAGACCACAGATAAGATCAATGAGCAACTCGAAAAGATGATGAACAATAGAATCAACATTGAATTTTTACGAGGACAGATGGATAAAGTTTTAATTGATATAGAAAAATTAAAAGATGCTAATAGAGATCTTGGTTATAAAAATGGTAAGACACAATGATAGAAGCTGTTGTAGGACTATTAATGTTTGTATCAGGAGATCTTAAAGAAGCTCGTATACAAGAAAACATGGCTTTATGTTTACGCCATAAACGCGAAGCTGAGAGACAATACAGCAAAAATGTAAGATATCAATGCTGGTCTGGTGAGGCTGAAACAGAGTTGAATATTGATGGCTCAAAGTCAATCAAAAAAATCATCGTCAAATAAAATTGCAAAACAATTAAAAGATAGACGATATCACCAGCGTGTGATAAAAAATAAGAAAGTATATGACAGGAAGAACTATAAGATTTCAAACAGAGATAGTTAATGGTATCTGTCCAACGTGTGAAGAGTTAACAATGTTGGTGGGTATTACACCAGAAATGTATAGATGTATTAGTTGTGGATCAGATCTACAACAACATGTTAATGGTAAAATAAGTTATATACCTACAATTACAAATAGAACACCTAAGTCACAAGTAGATAGATATTTCGATGGCGAAGAAAGCTAAAGGTTTATACGCAAAAGTAGCTCACGTTCCTACATTTCACAAGACAAGTATAGGTAGAAATCCTAGCAAATGCAAAATGAACAAATCTAAGCGAAAAAATTTTAAAAAATACCGGGGCCAGGGACGTTGACATTATCCTAAAAATATATATATTATCCTATAGAAAGGAAACATATGAGATATAAATACAAAGTAAGAGAACTAGGACCAAGACAATTAGGCATGCAAAACGAAGAGTATGTTGAAGTTGGAGAGGCAAAAGATATGGAGGCTATGTCTTTAAAAAAATTAAAACGTAGACTCGATTCTAAAAAAGAATATCATATACAATGGTCAATTCTATTGTTAGAATTAAATATGATAAAAAATGCATGGAGACCATATGGTGTTAACATAGAAATGTCTGCACCAGGTTTAAAAAGAATCGTTGAGTGGGGTACTAAAAAATATGGAATTGATCATTCTAAATGATGGTCTGTTTCATCTAGTGCCAGTAACAAAACAGATGATGGCAGACATAGAATTATTTAAAGAGGTTGATTTGTTTGAGTTGTGTGACATACTCAGACTAAAATTAACAACTTACCATGACTACCCTATGAATCAACATGTAATGAATGATGGCAGTGGAAATTTTATTGGCTGTATTAGTAAGTAGTTTACCCATATTACTTGCTGTTGCTATGTTGTGGGTGTGGAATAAAGAAAATTGAAAAGGACCTCCGTCCATGTAATGCTACGCGCTAGCCTCTGTACGGGAACCTGTGAAGCCGTAAGTCCGGTGGAGGTGTGGAGCCTTTGCTCTCTTGGGAGTACGTGCACGGAAACCAGGAGGGTTAGATGGAAGTATGAGGGGTGCAATAAAATTTAATATACATACCATATTTGTTTACCTCTTCTCTACCGATCTCTTTCATTTTAGATAAAGATTCTTCGTAGCCAAAAACTAAACAATCGTATTGTGTTCTAAATGTTTCATGCCAATCAAAAGGGGGCATGCATTCGCCTGCTACACTTGAACATATAATTAAACTTAGCACAAATTTCATTTGACACCTATTGTATATTATGAGATAAATCCTATATTAGTATAAATCTAAGAAAGGAGTATAAAGTTTATGACTGATATAAGCAAATATAAAAATGTCTCGTTGCCAAAAGAGACATACAATAAAATTGATAAGATAAGAAAAATTATTGTGCCTGAGATGACCATTAGTAGATCACAGACAATAACATTATTAGTAAATGAGAAAGAGAAGAAATTAAATGGCAAAATTAAAAACGCGTAAAGTCATCTGTTCTGTTTGTAGGGGCAACGGATTTGTCCGAGTCCCATACGAACAAGCATATGAGGAAATGTGGGCTGATTGCGATTTTTGCAACAACCAAGGTGAAATAGAAGAGGAGATAAAAGAAGATGAGAATAACTCTATTCAATAAAGATATTTAT